AGACGAGGTTGCGCAGCACCGTGCGCCGCAGGTCGCCCGTCGCGTGCAGTCCCGCGGCGCTTTCGGCAGTGCGGCGGGCGTCGGAGGTGCCCAGCCCGTACTGAAGCGCCAGCGTATAGGCGGCGTCGCTGTCGGTGATACCGTACTGCAACAGTTTACCGGTCACCTTGGCCATGGCGTTCTGCCGCTCCTGCTCCTTCTGGGTGAGGTAGGCGGCATAGCCCTTCTGCGTCTCGCGGCGCAGGGTCTTCTGCGCGTCGCTTCTTTCGCTTTGCCGGGCCGCATAGGCCACACCGGCCAGATAGGCGGCATAACCGCTGTCGGCCAGGCCGCTTTGGGAGAGGGCTTCTCCCGACCGCCCGTAGCCGGGGCGGGACGCGTCATAGCGGCGGTCGGCCGAGAGCAGGGCATCGGCATAATCCTCGCCCAGCTCCGGGTGCTCCTCGCGCAGCCACGCGCTCATGCTTTTCTTTTCAGACATAGGGTTCCTCCTTTGCGGCGGGGACGGCGCCGCCTTCCTCCGCGCCGCGGGTCAGTGCGCGGAAGTATTCCACATTCTCCCGCGCGAAGGGATAGTGCACCCGCTCCTGACTCTGCCAGTAGCGGAGCAGGGTCGAGGGCTGTGCGGGGTCGCCGAGGGTGCCTGCCTGCAGGTTCTCCAGATTCTTCTGCCACATCAGGTCGCGCTGGGTCTCCGGTGTTCCGTTGAGATCCACCGAGAACAGATACCCGTCGTCATAGCGGTAGCCGCCCTCTTCGGGGTCGTATTCCAGAAAGTCATAGCGGTTGAAGGACATATTCTGAATGCGTCCCGTTTCGTCCTTGTAGGTGACACAGCGCGGCTCGTCCGCAAAGGCCAGATAGCAAAGGAAGATCAGGCGGTCGATGTCGGCATAGGCGCTGTATTTCATGCGCCGCTTGGATTCCAGACGGCCGGCGCTCTGGTTGAGCTGGAGTTTCCGGCTGTAGCCCGAGATCTCCACATTGTCCAGACCCACAAAGGCATCCGAGATACCGATCAGGCGCTTGGCGTGTACATACAGCCGCTCGGCCTGCGCAATGTCGCGGGAAATGTCGGGGGTGGTATCCACGGTGCCATAGTCGGAGGCGCTCTCGCCCGGGCGGAGCTTGATGACCTGTCCGAAGATGCGGTTGGACAGCGAGATCTGGGCGTCCTCCGGCATGATCGGGGTCACGGCAGAACGCATCAGCTTCTGCAGGATGCGGCTTTCCACCTTGTTGATCTGCTGTTGGATGGGACGCAGAAATTCACAGTCCGACTGTCCCAGCAGCTGTCGGTCGCAGGAGGTGTTGCGGCGGATGACAATGGGAAATTCCTTCGGAACATAATAGGGCAGACGGGTGCGGCAGAGGCCGCCAGGCAGATGGACGCCGTCCTCTCCCACAGCGCCCGGCAGGCAGGTGCGGGCGGGGATCACGCGGCCGTCGGAGAGCAGGATGTCATGCTCGGGATATTCCCACAGATCCTCCGCGGTCTCAAAGTCGGGTCTGTCGCAGAGGCAGGCGCCGCGGCGCTGACCGCATCTGCGGCAGATGCCGCACTTGCGGTAGAAATAGCGCGGTGCGTCCTCCAGCACCAGATCGCCCGACCAGACAAAGCGGCAGATGTCTCCGCGCTCGTCCTTGTAATAGCAGACGACGACCGTGACGGTGTCGCCGTCGGGGCGGACGGCGTCCTCGGCCTCCGCCTCGGCCAGATGGGTGTCGGCTCTGTCGGCATTCCAGCGGCGGCACAACTCGTCTCTTGTGGTGACAAAGCGCAGAAAGCAGTACTCCATGTCCTCCACACGGTTGATGTTCGGCTGGGGAAAGAAATCGCGGGGAGACAGACAGCTGACACGGACGGAGCCGCGCTCGCCGCCCTCCGTCTGTCCGGCATCCCACTCCACCAGCCATACACTGCCGCCGAGAATGTAGGTGTAGCGCTCGTCGATGTCGTTGAGCCGCTCAAAGGGGAGACGGTCGCGCAGACAGGCGCACAGGCGTTCCACCGAGCGGGCACAGCGGTCATGCCGTTCGCTGTAGCGTTTGCAGTCCACTTTCGGGGCGGGGATCGTGGAATCGATCTGGCTCTCGATGATCTCGTAGGTGATGTTGCGTACGGCCGAGGCCGGCTCGTCCGAGCCGTCGATGACGGGGGAGCCTTTGTACTGCTCATACCACAGATCCAGCTTGTCCGTGATGTCCTGCAGATGTTGCCGCGCCGCCTTGTACAGGTCTTCAAAAAACGCGCGGCGGTCGGTTTTCGGTTCAATGAACATAATTACGGTTTCCTTTTCTGCTGTGCGTCCGGCGGGCGGCCACCGGAGGAAAATGCTGCCCGCACAGCGGTTCTTTTGCGGGGGTTTTGCTTTTTTGCGGCGGATCTGCCGGCGCGGCCGCTCTTTCAGGGGCGGCATTATCGGCCGCGGCTCTGCCGTCGGAGGAAAGCGCGCGGCATCCTTCAGCCGCGGTGCCATTTGCGGCGCAGGTATTCCCGTTCGGCGGGGGAGGCGTTTTCATAGTCGTCGGCCATATCGCCGAAGGAAAACAGGGGCGGCGCGTCCGCGGTGACGGCGGCGGGGCGGGCATAATAGATGGCAAAGCCGCGCAGGGCATCCGGGGCGTGGGTGATGTCGTGCGGCTCGTTTGCGGTGTCGCCGGGCTTGAGGGGGTCGTGCTGCAGGGCAGGCAGACATTCGATCAGGCGGGTGCAGGTGCGGAAGATGTGCAGACGCGCCCGACCGTCCTTCTGCGGACGCAGCAGCTCCTTGACCGACAGCCAGCCGGTCTCGCGGTCGTTGGGGGTCTTGGTGAAATTCACGCCGTATTCCGAAAAGAGAAGCGCCTTGCTCCGGCCGGATTCCTGGGAGCGCTGCCACAGATCGGGGGGCGCGAGGGTCGCGTAAATGCGTTCGTTTTTGGGGGTGCGGGAGAGGATGGCCTCACAGGCCTGTGAGACGACCATGTTCTCGCGGCAGAACTCACGGTAGACATAGACCTCCCCGTCTCCGTCCAGCGCCACCCACAGGCAGGCCAGACAGTCCAGCCCGTAGTCGATGGTGCGGTACCGCCGCCAGTGGGCGGGGATCTCAAAGGGCTCGACAGTGTGCTTTTCATAGGAGAATTCGGAGAAGTACTGTCCCTCGAAAAGATCCCATTCGCCGTCCAGCAGTGCCTTGCGCTGGCTTTCGGGCAGCTGTTCCAGCCGCGCCCGGTAGCCGGGGTCGGCACGGCAGAGAAAGGGATTATCATCCAGCCGCGCGGGCAGGAAAATGCGGGTGTTGCCCTCTGCCCCCGTGAATTTCACATTCCGCGGCGAGGGGCTGACGAACCGCCGCTTGACCCAGCTGTGTCCCACGCCGCCCGGGTTGGTGGCGGACTTGACCTGCTTGGGATAACCGTTGGCGCCGCGGAGCCGCGAGAGCAGGTACAGGTACTGAAACTCGGTGAAGTGCGTCAGCTCGTCAAAGCGGATGACATCATACTCGGCCGACTGATAGCGGTAGACATCCCCTTCGGAGGCGCAGTAGCCGAAGTCGATGACCGAGCCGTTGCAGAACCGCCCGCAGTGCAGGGAGCTTTGGTAGGAGAACAGTTCTGCGGGATACAGTCCCCGCGCCGTGCGGATCAGCGACATTTCCAGCTCCGGCAGGGTGCGGCGGAGCAACAGCTGCTTGCTGCCCGGAAAGCGCAGGGCATAGAGCAGGGCGTCCGTCAGCTGGGCATAGGACTTTCCGCCGCCGGCCGCCCCGCCGAACAGCACCTCGTCGGCATCGGCCGAGAGAAACGCCATCTGCCGCGGCGTGACCGAAAGATGCAGCTTCACGGCTCCACCGTGATGCGCACATCAAGGACGCTGTCCGCCGCCGCACGGACAGGCCACAGCACCGATGGCTCCGAGAGCAGGAACTTCACGAAGTTCGGGTCACACGCCTTTTGCAGCCCCCAGTCGATCAGACGGTCACGAAGCGTCTCGCGGGCGTTCTCCATCGCCTCGGCAAAGGCGGGATGCCGCTCTCCCCATTCCAGCACCTGCGGGAGCGGCACGCCGATGTGCGCGGCAAATTTGGAAAGGGAGGGTGGGGAAGACGGCTCGGCCGCCCGGAAAAACGCCGCCAGCGCCCCCGCATATTCCTCCCTGTAGGCATCCGTTTTCACATCATCCCCTCCTCCGGCCGCACAAAGGCGGACCGTATCGGGAGCGCCGCTGCTGCCTCATGTCCGCCTTTGCCGTTTCTTTGCAGAGGAAAGAGAAGGAGGGGCGCCTTTTCTTCTGTGCCGCATCCTGCGGCGGTGCGCATCGCATCCTCTTTCCGCTGCGGTTTCAGTGTAGCACATCCGTTACCCGCAATCGGGACAAAAGTCACATGGCGCGTGACACATTGTCCGAATCGGCGAAATAAGGTCGAAAACAGGGGGTCTTCAGAGCGATCCGCACTCAAAATCCGACATAAAACGGCATTCTGCCACAGACAAAAATCGACACCCATGCCGTAAAAGGGAAGACGGCGTTTTTCCCTGCCTCCCTCATTGAGGGAGGGGGACCGCGACAGCGGTGGAAGGAGTTCGGCTGTTACTTTTGACGAAGCGAA